CGGGTATGAGGAGCAGGGCTGGGACTTCATCACCGTCCCGCCCTTGGTGATGCACGTCGCGAGCCTGACGCATCGGTGGTGGGCGCCGATCCACGTGATCGCGCGTCTGTGCCGCGGGTCGGCGCTGCTGCCGTGCGGCGACCCGACGTACTGGACGGGGCACTGCGGGATGACGCCGGAGGAGCTGCGGCGCATGCCGGGGATGCGGATCGAGGTGCCGCCCGGGCAGGACATCGCCTACTACGGCTGGCACCTGTCGTACATGGGCGGGACGGCCGCGATCGACTACAAGCTCCGCGAGGCCGCGCACCCGGAGATGGACGCTCCGAGCCTGCGCGACGAGGCGCACCTCGCGCAGGTCGCGGCCGGCGAGGTAGACCTGTTCCGGAGGGATGGCAGGCCGACGGTGGACGCGCCGCCGTGGACGCTGCCGGACGTGATCCAGCGCGACCTAGCGGGCTGGACGAAACGACTCGAGGGAGACGTGCGCGGTGTTTACGATCCGGTGTGAGCAGTTCGTGATCGGCCGGGCGGAGGATCCGCCGCTCGGGCCGGACGGGAAGCCGATGTCGATCCTGCGGTTGTCGAACTTCACGCCGGTGCCGAGCATGGGCCCGGACGGGAAGCCGATGATGTTCCAGATCGGCACGATGATGGTCGAGATCGTGCTGGACACGGCGGAGCGGGCGCAGTTGATCGCGACGCTCGAGGCGGACACGCTCGACGAGGCGCCGGTCGAGGCCGGCGAGCCGCAGCCGCTCGGCGTCGTCCCGTACCGCTGCCCGCGGCTGCAGCGGCACCCGTCGCACGTGTGGGAGCCGGGCGCGCCGACCGACGTCGCGTGGTGCGACGGGCTCGTGTGGGAGGACGGCGACGCTCTGCCCGAGGCGACGGAGCGGCAGGCGTGAGCCCGCTCGAGCTCGGCGAGGAGGCGCGCGCCGAGCGCGCGGCCGCGAAGAAGCGCCGCGCGCAGCGCCGGCGGAACAAGCCGATGCGGACGCTCCTCGTCTTCTACCGCTCGAGCGGCGATCCGTGGCAGTCGCAGCACCGCGCGAGCCGAGTGATCCGCGACCGGCGACGTCGCCGAGCAGCTCGCCGGCAGAGGCAGGGCCGGTGAACTGCGGCCACGAGTGGATGGCGCCGCTCGCGCGGCCCGAGATGATCCGCTACCCGGACGGGCGCGAGATCCTCGCGACGGCGATGCCGCAGCGGTGCTGCCTGGCGCCGGGGCACAAGGGGCCGCACCGGTCACTCGACAACGTGACGTGCGAGGCGAAGTCGTGACGTACCCGGAGCCGTGGGCGTTCGTCCTGCTCGCGCTCGGCGCGATGCGCGTCACCCGCCTGATCGGCTGGGACTCGATCACCGACCCGATCCGCTCGAGGATCACCGGGCATCACCACGGCCACCACACGAACAAGGGCCGCCGCGCCGGCTCGAGGTACGACCGGCCGACGTGGATGCTGTTCCTCACGTGCCCGTGGTGTCTCGGGTTCTGGGTGAGCGTCGCTCTGTGGCTCGCATGGCTGGAGTGGCCGCGTGCTACCCTCGTCGCAGTGACGCCCTTCGCGATCAGTGCCGTGGTGGGGCTGGTCGTGAAGAACCTCGACAAGTAAGGGAGACGGCCGTGGGGTGTGGCTGTGGAGGATCGACGTGGACGCCGACGCCGCCTCCGGGCGCGTCGCAGCCGGTAGTCGCCGGCGAGCAGGAGACCGGGCCGCGCGGGATCGACAACCCCGCGACGTTCTGGAGCGGCCCCGAGCCTGCCGCGCCGGCGCCCGAGCCCGAGCCGGTCGCGGCGGAGTAGGTCGTGGCTCGAGGGCGCGGCGCCGCGGCGCTCGGCGCGATCGTCGCGAGCGCGACGAAGCTCAAGCTCAAGCAGGGCGGCAACGCCTCGAGGCGCCAGTCGCCGAGTTGGCAGAAGGACGCGTTCGCGTACTACGACAGTCTCGGCGAGATCTGGTACTCGGCACAGTTCTACTCGCGCACGCTGTCGAAGCTCGTCCTGAAGCCGCAACTCCTGAACGATCAGGACGACCCGGAGGACACGGACGACCCGGCGGCGTGGGAGGTGCTCGACCGGATGCAGGATCCCGCCGGCGGCCGACGCGAGCTGCAGGGTCAGTACGGGAAGCTCCGGTTCCTGATCGGCGAGATGTACCTGTTCTGCCACCTCGACGAGGAGACCGGGCAGGAGATCTGGGAGATCCTGTCGCCGTTCGAGCTCGAGTTCGACGGCCGCGTGTACACGAGGAAGACGACGCCGAAGGACGAGGGCCGGAAGTACCTCGACGCGGGCGCCGACGAGCTCGACCCGACCGGCGACGCGACCGCGACAGGGTGGCGGCTGTGGGTGAAGCACCCGCTGTTCTCGGGCCTCGCCGACTCGCCGATGCGCGCCGTCCTCGACGAGTGCGAGGAGCTGCTCCTGCTCTCGCAGGGCGTCCGCGCTGGCGCCCGGTCGAGGCTCCAGGGGAACGGGATCCTCACGATCCCGTCGGAGATCAGCCCGGCGCCGACCGGGAAGCCGGGCGCGCCGGCGGACGACAACGCGCAGAACGACCAGTTCTTCTCCGACCTGACGGAGGCGATGGTCACGCCGATCGGCGACGAGGGCTCCGCGTCTGCGGTCGTGCCGATGCTCGTGCGCGGCCAGGCGGAGCTACTGAAGTACATCACGCATATCCCGCTGTACCGGCCGGATCAGATCAAGGAGACGCGGGCGGAGCGGCGCGACTGTATCGAGCGGATCGCGCTCGGCCTCGACCTGCCGCCCGAGATCCTGCTCGGCGTGACCGACGCGAACCACTGGACGGCGTGGCAGATCGACGAGGACGCGTGGAAGGCGCACGTGCAGCCGGTCGCGGACGCGATGGTCGCCGACCTGACGAATAGCTACTTCCGGCCGAGCCTGCGCGAGATGGGGCACGCGAACTGGGATCGGCTGGTGATCGGGTACGACGAGTCGGACGTCGTCCGCCGGCCGAACAAGAGCGGCGACGCGATCCGCCTGTTCGACCGGATGGAGCTGTCCGGCGAGAAGCTGCGGAAGGAGGCCGGGTTCGAGGAGGACGACGCGCCGACGCCGCAGGAGATCGCCGACCGGCTCGAGCGGGCCGCGGCGATGGGGAAGGGCGCGCAGGAGACGCCGCCGAGGAACGACGCGCCGGTGCCGAGGGGCGACTCGAAGCCGGGGAAGGGCGCGCCGGACGAGGCGGCCGCGGCGCGGATCGAGACGGCCGCGGAGTTGATGATCGCCCGGTCGCGGCACGTCGCAGGGTCGCGGATCCGGACGCGGCTGCAGCGCGAGCGGGACTGGAAGCAGCTCGTCGCGCACGTCCCGAACGACCTCGTCGCGTACACCGTGTATCAGAATCTCGGGCACCTACCGGCGTCGCTCGGCGCGCCGGACGCGCTCGTCGCCGGCGGCGGCGAGATGTACCTGTCCCGGCTCGAGCGGTGGGGGATGAGCAGGCCGCACGCGGAGCAGCTCGTGCGGGCGTGCGAGGAGGCGGCGCGGGACACGCTGCTCGACCCCGAGGCCGGGCCGTTGTCGGAGGAGATCCTGAAGCTCGCGGCGATGGCGATGGCGGTCGCGCCGGCGTGAGCCGGCTCGCGGCGTTCCGGGCGGACGACGCCGACGTCGAGGCGGCGCTCGAGGCGTACCGGCCGACGCTCGAGGCGGCGTGGGCTCGTCAGGTGAAGCGCCTCGCGCGGGTCGCGGTCGCGAACCTGCACCGGCACCAGCCTGTCGTCGCGGCCGGCGAGCCGCCGGACTGGTCGATGCCGAACGACGACGAGGTGCTGCCGATCGAGCAGCAGCGCGCGTTGGTGGCGGAGGCGATGCGGCGCGAGTTCGCGGCGATGCACAAGATCCTGCTCGACACCGGCGCCTCCGCCGGTCTCTCGTTCGACACGCGGAACCGGATCGTGGACGAGGTGATCGCGGAGCGCGGCCAGCACATCACGCGGATCACCGAGACGATCCGGGCGGAGATCATGACGCAGCTCCGCGAGGCGTACGCGGCCGGCGAGAGCCTCCCGCAGGCGTCGAGGCGGGTGGCGGCGACGCTCGGGGAGCGGTCGACGAAGCGGGCACAGGTGATCGCCGCGACCGAGCTCGCCGGCGCGAAGAACGGCGCGAGCGTCCGCCTCGCGTCGATCCTGTCCGGCACGAGCCTGAACGACGACGGGTCGGTGCGGCAGGACACGCTCGGCCACGACCCGATCAAGCTCTGGAAGATCTGGTACGCGACGATGGATCACCGGACACGGCCGACGCACGCGCAGGCGAACGGCCAGCAGGTGCCGATCAACCAGCCGTTCGACGTGGGCGGCTCGAGCCTCGACTACCCCGGCGATCCGAGCGGCCCGGGCGACGAGGTCATCCACTGCCGCTGTACCGTTGCCTACACTGAGGCGGCACCGTGAGAGGGAGACACCGATGACGAAGCGGACGTTCAGGACGCGTGAGGCGCTCGCGGTCGCTCCGGCCGCGGACGAGGAGACGCTGCTCGAGCCGGGCGCGGCGTGGACGGCGACGCTCGTCGTCGAGGGCGTCGAGACGGCCGACCGGCGCGGGATGAAGAAGGGGTCGCTCGACTGGCGCGAGCTACCGCTGACGCTGATGGGGATGGTCGAGACGAGCTCGTTCGGGCACGAGGGCGCGCAGGTGTCCGGCCGGATCGACACGATCAAGCGGAGCACGGGCGGCGCGATCGCCGGCACCGGCGTGTTCGACACGGGCGAGTTCGGGCAGGAGATCCAGCGGATGGTCGGCGACCGGACGCTGCGCGGGATCTCGGTCGACGTGATCGCGCACGAGATCGAGTTCGCCGAGCCGGACGGGTACGACGGCGAGCCGATGGACGAGTGGGACTTGATGTGGGAGGGCGTCATGTGGGTCGTGCGCGGCACGATCCTCGGCGCGACGGTGTGTCCGATGCAGGCGTTCGACGACGCGGATATCGCGCTCGCCGCGAGCTGCGAGGTGACGCCGCGGAAGGGCGAGGACGTGCTGATGCGGTTCACGTTCCCGCTCGCGCTCGAGGAGCCGGCCGTGCCGGTCGTTGCCGGCGCGGCGACGCTGCCGGACGGCTACGTGCGGGTCGACTCGTCGACGCCGGCGGTGTTCGCGCAGGCGTCGGACGGCCTGACCGCCTCGGCGGCCGGGCTCGCGCCGGTACGCCCGCCGGCGGCGTGGTTCGACGTGCCGGAGGCGGACGCGCCGACGCCGCTGACCGTGACTGACGACGGCCAGGTGTACGGCCACGCGGCGCTGTGGGGGACGTGCCACATCGGCCTGCCGGGCTGCACGACGCCGCCGCGCTCCGAGTCGGGCTATGCGTACTTCAACCTCGGCGAGGTCGTGACGGAGGAGGGGACGCGCGTCGCGTGCGGGAAGATCACGCTCGGCACCGGCCACGCCGACCTGCGCGCCTCGAGGACGCAGGCGCTCGCGCACTACGACGACACCGGCACCGCCGTCGCCGACGTCGTCTGCCGCGACGGGAAGCACGGCCCGTGGGTCTGCGGCGCCGTCCGCTCGGACGTCGACGCCGCGCGCGTCCGCGAGCTCCGCGCGTCGCCGGTCTCCGGCGACTGGCGGCCGACGAACGGGCACCTCGAGCTCGTCGGTCTGCTCGCCGTGAACGTCCCGGGCTTCCCGGTGCCGCGCCAGCGGGCGCTGGCCGCGTCGG